TAATGGGAACATCGAGTGTATTTTCTGATTTATCCGCAGATGCTCCAAGGGCGAGGCATATTTCGCAAATTAAAGATTTTATTATGGTTGGCAATGCTTGGGACGCAGTTGACGGCAATGTTGCTAATCGGGTTTGGTGGTCTGCGATTAATGACCCGACAGATTGGCCCACAATAGGTTCAACTGACGCGGCATCAAAACAATCAGACCGACAGGACTTGCCATCAGGGGGATGGGTTCAAGCGATTACGGGTGCGGTAGGTGGTACAGATGGCGTTGTTTTCATGGACAACGCAGTTTACCGAATTGTTTACTCTGGCCCACCACTTGTCTTTGAGTTTTATGAGGTAGAAAGAGCGAGAGGCACAATTGCGCCTCGTAGTGTTGTTAATATTGGAGACTCTTGTTTTTATTTAAGTCGAGATGGTTTCTTCCAATTTAATGGTCAGGACTCAATTCCAATCGGAGATCAGAAAGTTGATAAAACATTCTTCTCCAGATACACAGATGATTTTCCGCATTTAGTCTGGGGGGCAAGCGATCCTGTGAATAAAGTTGTTATGTGGATTTATCCATCTGGTTCAACAACCAACGCACAAAGAGCTTTAATTTATAATTGGTCATTAAACGAGTGGTCAGAAGCTGAATTTAATGCACAAGTTTTGTTTTCAGATTTAACACAAGGATACACGTTGGAAGGTCTGGATGATGTCGGTAATCTTGATGCATTACCTTATTCGCTTGATTCAAGGATTTGGACGGGTGGTAAGGAAGTTTTATCGGCATTTGATACGGATAAGAAAAACGGACAATTCTCAGGGGCCAACTTAGCGGCAACAATTGAAAGTCAGGAGATTGGTGGCGGTGAAAGGGTTCTTATAGACGCTGTACGGCCCTATGTAGACGTTTCCAATAATGATCATGTTACTGTAGCTCTGAAGACAAGAGATGACGTGGGTGGCTCAATTACCACTGGGTCTCCAGCAAGTATTGACTCGGATGGGCAAGCACATTTCACAACATCGTCCCGTTACGCTAGGGCGCAAGTAAATATTGCGGCAAGTTCCACATGGACACACGCACAAGGAGTGGACGCTGATATACAAGCGGATGGAAGTGCATGAGCGAATTTTCTGGCATAACCGCATCAACGTCAAATGTTCCGTTATTTTTGCGAGATGTGTTGGAATTTTCTCGCAGAGTTATGCAAGGCAAATTGAATAATACAACATTGTGGACGTTAGCCGCGAATACTTCATCTACAACCTTTAATGATGCGAGAATTGGATTAGAAACTGCTTTGCATTGGTCTCCGACAACAGCAAATGCGGCGGCTATAATTGACACAATGTACGTATCAGAATCAAACAGAGTTAACGGCACAGTAATTATTGCCCACGCAAACAATTCAAACGCAGATAAAATTTTTAGGATTACATTTCATGGTTAGTGGTGATTTTGCAACAACGTTGTTTAAGTTATTAGAAAGAACACTTGATAATAAAAATAAAGTAAAAACTCCTGTTGTGCCGAGTACAATGCCTACAAACTTAATGTTTAATAATAATTTAACGCCTAGCCAGCGTTCCCAATTAGACGCGGCTAAGTTACAAATAAACGAAAAAGACACAAAAGATGGAATGGGTCTTTCAATTAACCCTTATCGTTATGATAAAGACAATGTATATTTTACAACGATGCAAGCCCCAATAGACCAGCCAATGTTTTCAGCATTAGAGAATCCTAATAGTCGTTTAACTCAAACTTTAATGGGTATGGTAAATACAGATTCAGCCTTTCCATATGAGGTTGAAAATAGAGATGCAAGAGTGGGCGAGGGTTTTACATATGGCACGGGCATGGGGCCAAGTCGCATATCTGATCCTTCTGATTATGATCTGACAAGTTTCTATGAGTCACCTCCTAATTATGATTTGACAAGTTTTTATGAGTCACCTGTAGCAAATAATGCAAACTTAACAGCTAATGAGTCTGGCGCACTTGCGGCCTATCCCGAAGGCACTGACCCTAACAGGGTTGGGGTATTTAACGAAAAAGAGGCATTGGCAGATTTAGCAAACAGGGGAGGGTATTTCGGGCCGTATAATACAGCACAGCCAAATCAACCAAATGCGCCTACTGGTGAGCAAAACAATTTAAACACTCAAACAAGCAGTAATTTATTTTCTGGTTTTTCGATGCCTAATTTTACGAGTATGTTCAGCCCAGAATATAATCGTGACCCAGCTAATATGTATCAGGCTTCAAATAATACTTTGGTCGATTATTCCCCTCGTTCAATGGCTGTAGGAATGATGAGAGGTGGGCCAACCGCGTCTGCATATGATGTTATAAGTGATCCAGATATATCAACAGGTGGGAAAATCGGTGCTGGAGCATTGGCTCTTGGCTCTGCATTGGTTCCAAGTGTAGGGCCACTATCTATGCTTGGTGCAATACTTAACGGCATGGGTGCATATCACGATGTTGGCATTGGGAATAATCTTACTGGTGACATGACACTAACTCCAAGTGGTACTTTATATGGTGATATGGACGCGGCTGGCGGCAGTTTTTATCAAACAGGCGGTTTAAATAATTACAATACTCTTGCGAGCGCACCAAGGAATAAAGGGGTTAATACTGGCTTTGGTAATTTTACGGCTGGTCAATTAACAGACGCAAGCTCAAAAGGTATGGACGCTAATCAAGCGGCATATGTAGCGGCAATGGCTCAAGCAATAGAAGATGGAGGCATGGGCTATGATGATTCTGGAGGGTTTTCGGAAGGGACTTCTTATGGCGATGAAGACAGTTATGGGTAAACTAAATAAAATTATTAGTTGAAAAATAAAATGACTTATCTTTGGGGCGTTCAAAGTGAAAAGATTGATGAAGTTTGGCCTCAAGCATCAAAGTTTATAGACCGCGTTGTAGATAAAGGCGCAGACAAGACAACCAATGAAATTTATGAAGGATTAAAGAACAGGCAGTATCAGCTTTGGATTGCTTGGGATGAAGAAGTTCGCGCTTGTTGCGTAACTCAAACTATTTCAATGGAGCCAGATGGTGTGTTGTGTTCAATTTTAATGTGCGCTGGGAACAATATCGCAAGATGGATTCGGCATATAAAAACGATAGAAGATTGGGCAAAAAGCAAGGAGTGTTTTGCCATTGAGTTGGTAGGCCGCAAAGGTTGGAAAAAATACCTAGATTATAAAATTACTGGAAATGATGGAAACGAGACTATTTTTAGGAAGATGTTATGAAAAGTTCAAAACCAACACCAGCCGCAACACAAGTTGTTACGCAAACAAATGATCCGTGGAGTGGGCAACAGCCATTCTTGGAGACAGGATTCCAAAAAGCTGAAGACCTTGTTTTAAACAAACCACCAGAATTTTTTCCAAACTCAACTGTTGTTCCATTCTCAAATCAAACGTCTGATGCGTTAAACCTTATTGAGAACAGGGCAAGGGCTGGAAGCCCCTTAACGCAAATAGGGCAAAACACAATACAAAGTGCCGCTAGTGGTGATATGCTAAAAGCCAATCCTTTTCTTCAGCAAGATAATCCTTACTTATCCAGTGCGATTGATGCGGCTAGTAGTGGCATAAAAAGAAATTACGAGAGTGTTGTAGAGCCTTCGATTGATGCTAGATTTTCTGCTGGTGGCAGATATGGAAGTGGGTTGCAAGCGCAATCTCAAAGTTTAGCCCAACAAAATTTGGCAGATCAATTAAGTGATGTAGCAACTAACATGGCGTTCAGTGATTATGGGATGCAACGACAGGGCTATGACACAGAAAGAGGTCGGCAAATACAAGCCGCTCAACTTGCCCCTCAAATGGCGCAACAAGATTACGTTGACGCTGGTCAGCTTATGTCCGTTGGACAAGCAGAAGAGGGCCAAACTGCGGCACAGTTACAGGAAGATATGAATCGGTTTGATTTCAATCAAAATGCAGAGAAGCAAGCTCTTGCAGATTACATGGCATTGGTTGCTGGCGGTCAATATGGTGGGACACAAACAACAAGCACACCAATTTATCAAGACAGCACTTCAAACACAATAGGCAACATAGCAAGTTTAGCTGGCGCGGCTGGCGGATTGCTAGGGCCATTTGGCGCATTTGGCAAGGGAGGTTTCTTTGGCTAACAATTATTTCAGTCCTCAAAACATGGCGAGTTTGTTCCCAGCTTTGCAAAATCCAAAACAACATTATTTAGGCAACCTATTCTCTGGATTGACTGAGTTTGGGGGCAAAATGATCCAAGCTGGCGCACCGACAACAGACCCAAGCTATGCCCAGAGAATGAGAGGGCAAGCTATTGGTGGTTTGGGCAAGTCTTTAGGTGGAGGACAAAATCAGTACCGAAAACAGTTGTTAGAAGCAATGCAGTTACAACAGACAATGCAAGCTAATAAATTAAATGCACAAAAAACAAAATTGGAGATGGAAGCGTTAAAAAGAAAAAATGAAAACCGCTCAAAATTACAAAATATGTTTTCTGTGACTCCAACTGGTGCAAGTGTACCGCAGACAGATGGATCAACGGTCTCTGTCCCAGTTCCACCGATACAAGACGCGAAAGTTGGCAAGTTTGGGTTTGTTATGACTCCTGATCGAACAAACGCCTTAAATTTAGCCAGTACAACCAATGTTGATCAAATTCCAAAGTTATTCGAAAGTTTTCGAAAAATGGATAATGATTTAATAAAAGACGCTCGAAACCGCTTAAAGCCTACTTTAAATGCTTTGAATGAAACAATAGTAAAAATTGATAAAGTATCTAAATCGGTTTTATTAAAAAATGGTACTGGTGATCTTGCCGCCATTAACTCGTTTCAAAAATTAATTGATGATGGTGTTGTTCGTGGTGAGGATGTTGCATTACAAGCAAAAACAGAAGGTTTTTATGATCAAGTTTTACTTCTTAGACAAAAAGTAAAAGATGGTGATCTTTTAAGTAACGATATTCGAGAACGAATGGCAAAAACCGCAGAAATTTTAGGCCGCACCGTTTACGAAAATGCAAATATACAAATTGATTACCAAAAAATGTTAGCTCAAAGAAATAATGTACCTTGGTCGCGTGTTTATGCTGGCTCTGAAATGTATAAAAAATATTTAAATCCAATTACACCCACAAAAACACAACAGCCGAAAAAACAAAATAATGTTGTGGAAAAATACAAATTAGATTTGGGAAACTGAAAAGGGTTTTTAGATGGCTGATGTAGAAAGAATACGAAAAAATTTAAATATTTTAGACGAAAAGGGCGCGAGTATCGCGGATATAAATTCTTATTTGAAAATGGAAAATATAACCTCAGATTGGGTTAAAGAAAATATTGGTATGGACGTCATTTCAGACAGTGATACTTTTTTAAATAATTTGCGCTTGGTTGGTCAAGGTGCGTCACTTGGGTTAGCAGATGAGATTGTTGGTGCTGGAAGGGGCGTATACGACAGTTTAACAAGTGATATTCCAATGAAAAAAGCAATCGATCAAGGAATTGATGCAGAAAGAAAAAATATTAAACAGTTTCGGGGGCAATATCCCAAGAGAGCTTTTGCTTTGGAGATGGGCGGTGGTTTAGCAACGGGTGGGCTTGGCGCGGCTCGCGTTGGAGCTTTGAAAGCTGGGCAAACACTAGGCCGCAAGATGATTAATAGCTCAAAAGTTGGTATTCCTCTTGGTGCGGCTTCTGGTGCTGGATACTCAGAGGGTGGATTTGATGAAGAAGGTTTAAAAAGTAGAGGGCTTGGTTCGAGTATTGGCGCAACAACTGGTCTTGCGTTTGGCACCGCAATTCCACTTGTCACAAAAATAGGTACTGGCATTGCAAAATCAGTAGGAAGACTTTTGCCAAAAGGGGCCGAATATCAAGCAAAAGGATGGATGAGAAATGCGGCAGAACAAGATGGTTTAACTGCGGATGCGGCAAAAAAAGCAATGGATAAAATGCCTGAAGAGGCAATGATTGCTGATGTTGGCGGCGAGGAAATAAAGGGTCTCGCAAGAAATGCCGCCACACGTTTTGGGGGGAAGGAAGCTGCTGAAAGATTAGGGCAAAGACAAGATGCCCAAGGTTATCGTATTGCTGGTTCCGTTGATAAAAATTTATCAGATACCCCTCTAGAAGATTTTATTGAAGAAACAACAAAACAAAGACGCCTTACCGCTAATAAAAATTACGCAGAAGTTTACTCCAAAGAAATGCCTTTGAATGAAGGAATGAAAAACCTTTTGCAAAACAAACAATTCCAAAAAGTTTATGAAAAAGCAAGGGGTTTAGCAGAATATGAAGGCGTTAATTTACCAGATGCTTTTCAAGCAACAGGCAAAGGAGCAGTTTTTGCAAAACCAGATGTTAGAACGTTAGATTATATGAAACAGGCTTTGGATGATCAAATAAATAGGTTGTATCGCAAGGGGGCCAATACAGAAGCTGGCAAAGCAAAAGAGCTACGAAACAATTTGCGTGATTTAATGGACGAAGCTATTCCAGAGTATAAAAAGGCTCGATCTGTTTACGCTGGTTATGCCGCCGCAGAAGAAGCCGCTGAAGTAGGACGAAAGTTTATAACCAGCCCGACAAAAGTGAGTCCAAAAGTTCTAAATAAAATGGGTGAACATGAGAAAGAAGCTCTTAAAATTGGCGTTGCTGACGCTTTAAGAAATAAAATTTTAAGTACCCAAGATGGTGCTGACGTTGTGAAAAAGATATTTGGGAACAAATTGGCCCGACAAAGATTAGAGCAAATTTGGGGTGATAAAAATAAATTCGCAAATTTTGAACAAACGATGAAAAATGAAGCAAAAATGCATGATACGTATTCACGCATAAATGTCGGGTCGCGAACAGGCTTAATCAGCAAAGATGACGAAACTTTCAAAAAGGCGGCTGATGGCATTGGCGATGCAATGAATGTATTTTCTGGCAATCCAATTCCTCTTCTCAGTCAATTTATTGACAAAGCCAAGCCACCGCCAGAAGCGGTTGCCAAACATTTAAGTAGGTATTTGTTAAATCCAAATCCACAAGCAAGAGCAGAGGCATTAAGAATAATCAGTAATGCCCCAAGATTGCGACAAGCTGGCAGACTACCGTCAGCGGCTCTCCCAAGTGGTTTAGGAATTTATGGCGGTGGACAAGCGGCAGAAAGATTATCGCCCGAAGTCGCACCCTTTTTTAATATAAGGAAAAAGTAATGGCAGAACTCAACGATTTAAACACAACGGATGATAGTAACACTGCAAGGTTTCCAGAAAACATGAACCCTAGCGCAGTCAATAATGGCGCAAGGGCTTTAGAAGGTATACTTGCAAGAGGTTTAAAAGACTCTGTTGAAGGTAACGTAAATTCGTCAGGTTCAAGTAATGCTTATGTTGTGGCGGCAAATAGAACTTTGTCAGCTTATTATGACGGGCTTCGTGTAGGATTTCATGCAAATTTTGCAAACACTTCTAGCGTAACTTTGAATGTGGATTCAGTTGGCGCAAAGGCAATAAAGAAAAATCACGATGTTGCATTAGCTTCGGGCGATATTGAGCAACATCAGTATGTAGAGGTTATCTTTTCAGCGTCAGACGATGCATTTCAATTATTAAGTCCGACAGGAAACGCAGTAGCTGATGGCGTATCCGTTGGAACAGTTTTAGCATTAGGAGGCTAACAAAATGGCAGACACGTTACACATGGTTTCGGCAGACGTAGGCACATCTTTTGCCAGTGCTCTGACTGCGGCAGGATCAGAGACTCTGACTATTATTGGTTGTCAGATTGCGAATATGCACGCATCAACCTCATCGCATATTTCTGCCAAGGTTGTCCAGTCTGGTGGTGGATCGGAGAGTATAATCGCTCACGAAATTAGCATACCAACGAATGAGGCTTTTTCTCCTGTAATTGGCAAATTAGTTTTAGAGACTGGCGATGCCTTACATTTAAAAAGTCAGAACGCATCGAGTTTAGAGGCAACCATCAGCTTTTTAAAGCAGACTTAATATGAGTAATTTTATCACAGGCCGAAATTTCGGCAGTAACATTCAAACTTCAGATATTGCAGATGATGCTATAACTTTAGCAAAGTTAGCAAACGGTACAGCTAATCAGAACATCCAATACAATGCGTCTGGTGTGCCAGTGGATGTTGCCTTACCAGCTAGTGGAAAAGTTCTTCAAGTAGTTAATGATCAAACTGGAGCATCACTTACAAATACAACTAATATGTCG